GAATAAATAGACATGCTGATACTCCTAAACAGTATTAGAGTCCGTGGGTGTTGTCGCACCGTGACGGACATCCTATTTAGGCTTCCATGATTTTTGCGCAAGGAAATTGGACCTTGAGAAGTTCATCCTGTCTACCAATTTCCACGCTTGGCCATCAACTGAAAGACAACCAACATATCCTTCTGGTGTAGTAACTTTATATCCACCATCCGGAGTATGTAGAAAAGTTCCAATATCGTTTACCTCATCAAATTTGCGAATGAGCATTGTCTTGGCATCAATAAAGAGGTTCTGTAGTTGGAATATGTTTTTGAGTCCGACAGCATTTCTACGATACCAACCAACAACCTTATTCTTTTCCATAGTTCTTTTTTGTTTTGTAGCAGGCATCTTGGCATCGGCAATCTGTTTATCATACTTGTCGGAAACGAATTTGATAATCTCATTCACATGATTAGCACCCATGTGTTCGCCTGCGCGGACCTTCTGGTTGTAATAAGTCATAATAGGAATACGATATGTGTCGTTAGAGGCAATCTCGTTTAGTAGTGCCGCAGGTATTTGTCTGAATAGATTGCCTGCCTGTGATAGAATACCAGACAATCTTTCATTCTCTGCCTTGGTTAGTGTGGCCTTACCTGTGACATCCATGAAACGATTTGTCCTATACCAGACATTGCGTGATGAATGTAACCGCCCAATATCAACATCGAAGTGAGTTTGAAGATTGGCCATACTATTACCGATGTAAGAAGTATGGAAAACAATTCCCATCTTAGCTGTCATAACTTGTCTGGCAAGTGTAGTACCTTCTGGTACAGCATATGTAATCGTATTAGGCCTAAATGTAATATACTTCTTACCATCAATGGTCTCCGATTTCAGTTCATCATGCGAAAACATAAAATCACCATGTATGATACCTGTAATGCCGAGTTCTGGAAGATACTTTAATGCCAAAGATAGTTTATCAGCCAAACCACCCGAATGGTTACTCCGAATATCCGCTTGGGTATAGTTTAGTTTGGCACCTTTGTTAAAGATACTTTTAGAACCGACAAAGAACTTACCGTTATCAGGGTTGATACCGGCATAGAGTGCGGGCGCGCCATCGAACTTAGTTCGAAGAATAAGACCACCACGGGCCTCATTCAGAGTTTTGCCATCATCGGCAAACATATCTCTTAGAGAGATTAAAAACTGTATAGCATTTCTTGTACCAGCAACACCACCTTCCAACACGGCATCCTCAATATGTGTGAGGTGACGGTCTTTCTCGGCAGCGGACTCGGTGATGAACTGTGATAGTTTAAGCATCAGTAAATCTTTCCAAATGGACCAAACTGAGGACCTTTCTTTTGTGCTACAAAAACCATATCGGTCATCAGATCGTCCCTTTCTTCTTTCTTTAACTTACAAATTTCATAAAGAAAGGTCATTTGCATTAATTTGGAATTGGCTGTGTGTGGTTCATACTTAAATACACTTGCCATATTATCAATAAATTCTTTTGCTGAAGAAATACCTGTTTCTACACCAGCGGCTTTGATAGCGGTATACATCGCTTTTGCTTTCTTTTGATAACCTGCTTGCATAAAATCTTCTAGTGAATGTGGATAATCACCATTATTATTACTGAAATTGATACCATAGTTCTTTAATAAGTTTAGAACCATTGCAATAGGAGATTTACCTAATCTTGCTTTGGCACCTAAACTGGATGTTGGTTCCCATTTAAGATTGTTAAATCCTGAGGTGCTATTTGCTTTGATTTGAAAATTATAAACTACTTTTTGTCCTTTTTCTATAGCATCAACATACACCCTTGAATCTTGAGTTGAAAAAGTATATGCTTTATCACCTTTTTTAGGACGAACAGTAGATGGTTTTAAACCAAGTGGACAAGTCATTCTTGATACGTTAAAATTATAATGTGCTTTATCAACAAATTCATCGCCGTCAACATTCACTTCTTCATATTTTGCTTCTTTACCTGAAATAAGTTTTAATGATATACCAACCACTTTTCTTTGTTTAAAAAATGTTCGTAGAAGAGAATTGAGTTCACCCAGTTCAGTGGCCTTAGAATTTTTGATTTTCTTATCTAGAGCACCAATAACTTGACCTTCATCTTTTATACACCATATATCAGCTGGATCCCAAGTATCTTTCTTAGCAATACCGTATTTCTCTTTAATGAGATTAGAAATATAATCCATGAATCCACCGTCACGATTAAATTCTGTAAATCTAGAACCAGAAAACTCTTCAAGCATAGTTTTGTGTTGTGCATAGTAAGATGCCAACCATTGCTTGTTAATCTCTGGATACAATGCTTTAAGTTCTGGGAATTTTGGATCTTTTTCTATATCATCCGGGGACTTGTATCGCTTGTTATCATTCAAGGCTCGGCGAAATATCCAAGCCGATCCTAACTCTTGCTTTCTTGTAGTATCACCGTCAGGTTGTCCTGATGTTTTTGGATTAGATTTTTTTACCGATGCCATTTCAACCCTATTAGTTTTACTCCTTATTTAGTCATAGTTGGTAAGTAACAACTCAAGACGCTTTGGTTGGTTCTTGCGATAGTTGGCCGAGTTAGAACGCATGGTGTAGGTCAATGGAAACTCATTCTGATTCCAGTCAGGAAATCTCTTTTTGACCGACTGGTCGGCATTATATGAGATGGCAGTCATAGGCCCATTTAGATTACAGTTCTGAGCGAATAGGTCATGGTCAAACCCCTTATGCATAGCACCTTTTTTACCATACAGATTGGAACTAATCTCATAAGGTGGATCAAGGTAGATGAATAGGTCATCATCAATAGTACCATTCAATAGTGTCTCATAGGACTGGTTGGTGATCTTCCAGTTCTTAATCAGTTTACTATATTCTTTGAGGTCGGCAATACCCTTTAGAGTAAAATTACCTTCTGATGCGGCCTTAGAGAAAGATGAGGACTCGGTGAGACCGGAGAAGGAGCATTTATTCACAATCCAAAAGTTTATGGCCTTTTCTATATTAGTGGCATCTTTATCATTAAGTTCTTTTTTAGCAACCTCAAATAACTCTCTGGCCTTATCAACTGTATCATAGTTCTTTTTTGTTTCATACAAGGCATTAGAAAGAGTTTCACCATGGTCTCTTAGATGTATCCAAAAGTTATAAAGAGGCCAGTATAGGTCATTTACCCATACCGACTCCAGATTATAGTTCTGGCACATCCATAAGGCAACAGAACCACCACCTATAAAAGGTTCTCTATAATGCTTCACTCTATCCTTAGGTGGAAAGTAAGGTGCCATTTTAGTAGTCGCCTTACTTTTACCACCAGGATATCTCAAAGGTGTTTTCAATCTGCTCATAATATAACCTTTCAGTTTAGACCAAGAAGATGGCCCAGAAGTCATCTGCTAAGTTTGGATCAGTCAAATACTCATGTGGCATATAACAATAACCACCTTGACCCCAATCAAAACCCCAAGAGTTACGAACAATGAAATGTGTATCGGTTGAACCAACAATAACCATACAGTGACCACCAACAACCCTTTCGCTTGTGCTTGGCATAGGAACCATACCAGAGTTTGCCACTTCTCTACTCTCAAAGGAGTCATACAAAGTAACACCAAACACAACCGGAATACCGTGTGTTAGGACATTTACGATGTTTGTTAGTTTTACAGGCACTCTGGAGTATTGCTTAATGATACCTTTCTTAGCCTCAGCATAAACATTGTCAGTTGGTTTAACCGCAAACTTGTTTACATCATATGGCCACAAATCTTCTGGTGCGGCACCGATGTTAGCAACAACCTTGATACCATCACGGATTTCAGCACCAGCATCCGAATCAACTGTGCCTTCCATTACACGTTCATTATAGTAAATGAATAATCGTGAAGGAACATAATCATGTCGGCCTTGTGCCTTTAGACCATACTCAACACAGGCACCAACACCATTACCGGTGCAAGAACCTAGTTGGCCTTGGTCATATACAGGTGGCATATGTCCTGTCTTTCTTAAATCAACATTACGAGAAACACCAGGCATAGCCTCTAACTTACAAATGTGATCTCTATGGTCTGGTAGATCCGGTCTCCAACCATACTTTCTATCGGTCATTTTTCTCTCCGTTGTTCCATTACTTCGTATTCACCATGTTCATCTGTGGTATAAACAACACCACGAATACCAAACTCTTCGATGGCCCTTTGGCAACCGCAACACGGCTTTGCCAGTCCCCATACAAACTTTTTAGCAAATGATTTGGGTTTCTTTACTCTGGTTATATAGAGGTCAGTCTTAGACAGTTCCTCCACACTCAGTTCTTTTAGAGCATTTTTGATTGCGTGGATTTCTGCGTGAAGGAATACGGCATGTTCGTTCTTACAGAAACGAGCCTGTAAAGGATGGGATTTTCTATGATTAAATCCTACGGACACTATTTTGTTTCCACGTACTATTGCCGCGGCAAACTTGATGTTGGAATCATCATTTGCCTCGGCAATCTTACAGAGAGTATCCAGTATGTCCTTTTTCACTTTCATGGTGTATTATAGCACAAGTGAATAAGGAAATCAACCTTTTTTTCCTAAGGTTGCCTTTAACATCCATCGGTGCTTGCGGTGGGTTTCTATACGTCCAGCAACAAAGTTCTGCCAACCCCACATCTTTTGCTCTCCGGATAGTCGGAAACATTCGTCAAGACAGGCCAATACGGTTTCATTGGCATCATATAGATTAGAAAACATCTTTTCTGGTTTAGGAATCTGTGGATCTTCTTTGATCTCGGACAGTTCTACCATACGAGCAAGAGAACCAGGAGCAAAGTTATCCATAGCACGGATTTGTTCAGCAATGTCATCTACGGAATCGTGTAGTTCTTCATAGAGGTCATTTAGAAACTTGTGATATTGTGGAAAGTCGGAACCAATATAGTTCCAGTGGTATGCGTGTGACTTCATATACATCACAAACACATTACCTAATAATACTTTGGCCTTTTCTACTACTTCTTCCATTTCAGGTCTCTTTTACGTTGGTTGTTGTATTTGCTACCACCGTATTTATAACATTATCAGGAATGGGCACTCCAGCAGGCCAGCAATAAGAATAGATAACTGAACGGGGAAATCTTGCTATTGATACTTGGTCATTCTGGTTTCCACCTAGACCATAGATATACTTATCATCAAATGAAACAACAAAGAATACGTGGCCACCACCGTTTCGTTTCTTGGTGGCAATACAACCAACCATTGGTTTGGTTAGTTTCTGGCCATACTTGGCATAACTTAATGCCAATAATGAACCTGTATGTGGGAGTCCTGCCTCATCCAACACGGCGCCGACAAATGCGGCACACCAAGGTGTTGTGTGGTCGTTCTTGATTTCTGGATGGTCTGCCTCAGCAAAGAACTTGACCACTTTTGGATTGGCCTTTGTGCTTGTGCCTTCGTGTAATCCGATATACTTATTTGCTATGGTCATCCATGGTAGGTCTGTTATGTTCTTCATGTTTTCCCCATTTACCTAGTGGACATTTAGAGTCCATAAAGAGAGTTTTACCTTTCATAAAGCACATACACACCTTACACTGGTACAGAGTTGTCTCCAGTTCCGGGCACTCTTCACAAATCTTTATTCTTTCGGCAGCCACTTTACGCCGCTTTGCACCAATGGTATTTAGTTCTAGCATTAGTAAAAGTCTACGATGTGGTCGGCTAGACCATACTTAACCGCCTCTTTAGCAGTCAACCAGACATCCTCTGGTGGTAGTAGATACTTCTTGATAACGGCCTCGGTCTGACCGGTACACTTCTTGTAATGTTCTAATAGTCGCTGGCTGGAGTTATTAAACTCAACAACTGAGGCTAATAGTTCATGTTCTTTGCCAAACGAACCCCAAGAAAACTGGTGTGAGAGAATGGAGGTATTGCGAGTAACGTAGCGATGACCTTTCTCACCTGCGATAAAGGTCAATAACCCACAAGAGGCAACCTCACCAAGACCATAGGTGTAAATAGGCACCTTAGAACCTTTCATAATATCAATCAACGCAAATGCTGATGATACCTCACCACCAGGAGAGTTTATAATCATCTTGATCTGTTTTGGTTTCTTCTTCATAAGATTGCGAGCCATAATAAATCGCACGGCCTCGGTAGATGAAGAGTTATCAAACTCTGAGGTGAAGAAATAATAATGTAGTTCTTCTAAATCGGGAATGTTAGATACTTCTTTTTCTTTATTGTCTAAAGGCATAGCAAATTCCATTCTATTAAGAGAAAGGCGGGAATTTCTCCCCGCCCCTATTTATTATCGCTGAATATGTATATGGTTGTAGTGACCAGGAACCCGCCATAGGACGGTGTAACCAGCCGCTCTAGCATCGGCGGCCAGCTGGTCAAACTTATGAGCATATCCAGAT